CGCGCGGCAGCATCGCCAGTTAGCGGGGCGGCGCGGGATGTTCTGGCCGAGCGTGCGCGGCAAGTGAGCGTCGAGGGATGGACGGCCGAACACGATGATGGTGCGAACGACGTTGCAGCACTCGCCGATGCTGCCGTTTGCTACGCGATGCACGCAGCACAGACGCTCGCTGGTGCATACAGCGCGCCCAATACGACGCCAAATAAAACGTGGTGGCCGTGGGATGCTTCCTGGTGGAAGCCGACGACGCCACGCCGAGATCTAGTCAAAGCCGGCGCGCTGATCCTCGCCGAAATCGAGCGCATAGACCGCGCGGGAGGGAAATCGTGAAGCTTCTTCGCATTAAGCGATGGATTCGTGGCGCATGGTTCGACTGGAAAAATCGCGACGTGCCGCGCGGTTATTGCTGTTGTGGCGATTTGCTGGTCAACCATAATTACGGAAGCGGACATGCTCCGGTCGATGAATACGAATATCACCGTGACCGCTATATGCGACGCGGCGAAGGGGCGCGGCGATGCTGACGCCTGAGCAAATTCTGGCATTCGCCAGGACACACGGCATGTTCGGTTTCGTAGGCACCGAGCAATTGCAGGACTTCGCCTGCGCCATCGAACGCGCCGCACGCGAGGCGGCGATAGAGGAAGATCGGCGGGACGCGGAGCGATATCGCTACCTTCGAAGCAAGGCAATCTATGAAGGATCGAGCGATTGGACTATCGAAGTGTGGGGCCGTTTTGCTTCGTTTGAGGAAGCGCTAGACGCGCAGATCGCAGCGCAGAAGGAGAATGGCAATGACCCCTCCTAAATTCCCCCATGCATCCACGAGCCGCATTCTCGAATACATGCAGCCTGACCAACTCTACACATCGCCCGAGCTGGCCGCTCACTTCGGCGTGCCGACGCAATACATACAAGACGCGCTGTGCCGAATGCGCAATGCCGGAGACATAGAACGCATTCCTGGAACTGGCCGGCTGTGCTCATGGGCCAAGGTAGCCAAGCGTGCGGTGCCCGTATTAAAGACAAGCATCGCCGGGCCCGCATACGCGCCCGACTTGAAATCGACGATGCGGGGATACGACGCCGCGTTTCGCACGCGTGCAGAGCTCGCGATGATGGGGAGGGGGAAGGCATGACCGCCCGGTACATTACAATTCCGCTCTTCGCCAAAGAAACGGGTTACACCGAAAAGGCGGTCAGAGCCAAGATTCACGATGGCACGTGGGCGCAGAACGAGGTCTGGAAGAAGGCTGACGACGGCCGCATCCTAATGGATATGCAGGGGTACGAGAAATGGGTCGAGACGGGCGGGGCGTTCGGAAAGCTTCGGAGAGCAGTATCCAAATCTCGTTCACGTATCGGGGCGTCGAGTGCAGAGAGCGAATTCGAGGTCGGCCCACTCCGGCTAACCTGAAGAAGGCTGAGCAGTATAGAGCCGAGATTCTCGGCGCCATCGACCGCGGCACATTCAACTATGCCAAGGCCTTCCCGGAATCGCCGCGGGCGGCACAATTCGCCGAGTTCAAGGGGGAAGTTCGCACCGTCGCGGAATACCTCACACAGTGGCTTGAACGAAAAAAGAGGCATCTGAAATCCAGTACTTGGGACGGATACCGCAAGATCGTCGAGTACCTTTTGATTCCTCAGTTCGGCAAGCGCATGATGGCCGACGTTAAACGCACCGAGTTTAGAGACTGGCTCGACACGCTGAACTGCACGAACAAGCGCCTCGCCAATATCCAGAGCGTCGCGCGCAAAGCATTCGATGACGCGGTGAGCGAAGAGCCGCCGCTGATGGAAAAGAATCCGCTGTACGGATGGACGTACCGCAAGACAGAGGGACCGAAAGAGGAAGACGACGTGGACCCATTCACGCCCGAGGAGCAGGCCAAGGTCATCGCCGCCCTGCCCGCCCAGGCGGCCAATATGGCTCAGTTCGCGTTCTGGTCTGGACTGCGAACATCGGAGTTGGTCGCGCTCGATTGGGGCGACATCGACTGGACTAAGGGCGTCGTGGTGGTGCGCCGCGCGCTTACCCAAACAGCGGAACAAGCCGAGGATACGAAGACGAAATCGAGCCGGCGCGAGGTCAAGATTCTGCCGCCTGCGCGAACGGCGCTTGAGGCGCAGAAGGCTTTCACGCTGCTCGCTGGCAAAGAGGTGTTCCAAGACCCGCGCAACGGTGCCCGATGGGTAGGAGATTCGCCAATTCGAATCGTATGGACGCGCGCCCTCAAGAAGGCCCAGGTGCGCTATCGGAAGCCCTACCAGACGCGCCATACCTACGCGTCGATGATGCTGTCTGCCGGCGAGCATCCGATGTGGGTCGCGCGCCAAATGGGGCACTCGAATCAGAACACGACCGTTCGGATTTACGCGCGCTGGATGCCCCAGGCAGACCCGGATGCAGGCGGTAAAGCGGTGGAGAAGTTCGCGGCTGGAACGCTGCGATTAAGCGTCGATTCCGAGAAGGAATCGAAGGTAAACGACGGTAAATAATCGGAGGGTGTGATGCGCAAAGGCTTGATTTATAAGGAAATCCTGGCGGAGAGAGGGGGATTCGAACCCCCGCGAACGCCTGCAGTCATTGGGTTTGCCGGGAGAGGTTGCGGTATTGCTGCGATTCTAGTATGCGCCCTGCTCTCGGCTTGCGGCGGAGGCGGAAGCGACTCCGGCAGCGCAGACCCGCACGACAAGTTGATCGCGCCGGTGCCGCTTCGTCCCTGCGAGACTACGGGACCAACGGCTCCGGCGTGCTCGGCGAGCCAAGCGGCGGGGACGCATTGATGGGGAGCGCGGCAATTACGCGCGCGATGCGGTGATCGGCGAGATTGGGCGGTGCAGGCGTCCCGATGAATTCGAGGATGCCTCCATGCTTCCAGCCAAGCGGGAGGTCTGGAACAATGTCCCCCCCGTTCTTATAGAGCCATAGCGGGACATGCGCGAGCGCCGCGCGCGGGCCGCATCCGGGAGAGATCCGGGGCGGCTCGAAGCCATAGACGGCCACGGGCGCATTGCCGGAGATCGTCATTTCGAGCGCGGCCATCAGGGCGATGGCTGCTCCCAGGGAATGCCCTACCAGCGTTACGGGCTTCCCGTCGATCGCGGCCAGTACGTCAACCGAGATCGCATCCCAGGCCTGCCGGAAGCCCTTATGCACCTCTCCCGCGCCCGGAACCATGGTTGTCTCTATATCGAGGTCCGCTTCCAGGCACGGAAGGTTATCGGTGCCAGGAAACGCAACGACGAGCCCGACAGCGGTTTGCCGCACAATCGCGCGCGAGGCGCTATCCGCTTTGCCAATGTCAGGCGCGGCAGAATAGGCCTCTTGCGCTAGAAGCGCGAAGTCGCGCGGTGTCATTTCGGGCTCGATGCGGCCGTTGCGGCAGATTGCCCATAAACGGTCATGGCGTTCTGCAGCGTGAGTTCGAAAATCCCGATCGCGGCAATGAAGATCGGTTTCTCGTTCGCCGGAATCTGGCTCGATTCGTTGATCGCCTTCTCGATCGCCGGGACGCCCGTCGCGAGCAGCGTTTGAACGGACGCTACGGTAACGGCGCCGGCCGTCGAGCAAAACAGGCCATTCGCGGTGGCCGCGGCCGTCACGGCCGGGTCGATCGCCGCGATACTTTGGAGCGTCGGCTGCACGACGGCGCACCCATTGACGACCGTCGTTTGTAGCTTCGCGAGATCGCCTGCGGCGACTTGCTGCTGAGCGGTCGAGCAACCAAAGAGAGCGGCCAGGGCGAACCCTGCCGCGATAAGCAGCATGCGTTTCATGGTGAGTCCTTTCGGGAAGTGGGAGGGTTACTGCTGGGCGGGTGCTGCGGGAACTGCGGTGCGCTTGGCGATGGCTTCGGCGATCTGGTCGGCGAGAGCGGCCGGCGTTTGAGGCGGTACGCCACTTTCCTTGGCGCGCAGGAAGCACAGCGCAATCATCTCGATCACCTTGTAGGCCTTGCCGACGGGTGTCGCCGGGTTCGGCGTCGGGATGATCGAATTGAGGAACGCCGCGGCGGCAACAACGTGCGTTGGATCGCCTTGCAGCCAGTTAAAAACTGCGGTGAGAAATTGCATCGTGGTCATGCGGTTATCGGCGTGGTGAACAGCGCCGCCTCCTGTTGACGCCGGACAACGAGCCCCGGCAATACTCGGCCTTTCTGGTAGATCCAGCGGCCGAACTGCGCCGCCGCTCCGTCGTAATTCCCTGCGTTCAGCAGACGGAGCAGCGTCGATTCTTCGAATGAGGTCGCGCCCTCGTTCTCGGTGAAGCTCACGAGCGCGTCGAACTGGTTTTGATTGAGCGGCACGGTCACGGCGCCGAGTACGGCGGCTTGCGCCCATGCCATGTCTTGGAGGAACCATGCTTGCGCCTGCGCGGCGGTGCAGGTCATGCCCTCATAGACGCCTTGGGTATGCCCCCAGCCGATCGTCCAAACGTCATTGGGCGTCGGCTTGAATGCGGTCAGGGCGGGCCCGTGGCTGTCCTCATAGGCTTGGATCATCGCCGCGCCGGCCGGAGAGAGTTTTAGCGTTGCGTTTGCGGGGTTGGCGATCATGATTCGGTCCTCTCGGCGAGTGCCTTCAGGATTCGTTCATCCCCATCCTTGAGCGATTGCAGCAGCGCGCGAAAGTCGAGCAGCAGATCGCGTTGCGCCTCGGCAATGAGCAGCACGCCGCGCAGCGTCTTGTCGGATACGGCGCCCTGCTCTTGCGTGAGCGCGGCAATACGCCGGATCTCGACGGCGATCATATGCAGATCGGCAATGCGCTCGATAACGATCTTGAGCAGTCGAATGGTTTCCTCTGCTGCCACCGTGACGACGGCGCTCGCGACGGACGCCTCGCACGAAAGCGTCAGGTTCGTGCCGCCCCAATCGCTATCGACGCCGTAGAAGAAATGCAGCCCGAACATCGTACCTATGAACGTGCAGAGCGCAATGAGAAAGACCTTGGGATGGCGAAAGCGCAGATACAGGCGCTTGAGCAAAGGCGCGTCATTTGCCATGAGTGATACTGTCCTTTAGCTGAAGCGCGACGAGCACGACATCGATGACGAAGAGCAGCAGCATCCCCCAGCTCATTCGCCGATTGAAACGCCCCTCGCTCGCTGTCGCTTGTGCCGCACGATTGGCGAGTTCGGCCGCGTGCCTTTCTTCGATAGCGACGATCCGCTCGCGGTAATAGTCCATACGTTCTGCCGCCAACTCGTCTCGCTCTCGCAGATCGCTACGCAGGCCGCCGATATCGTCCTTGGTAGCGAGAGAATCGATGAGCACTTCGATAATCTCGTCGTGCTTTGTCACGCGCTCGTCGAGCTTCACGATCGCGATCGAAGCCGCATCGCGGCGCGTCTTAAGTTCGGCGATTGCCATGTCGTAGTCCATATAGGCCCCGTTAATTGCTCGGATAAACCGTGATGTTGTTCGTGCTGCCGTTAAGGCCAAGCATCCCCTGGGGTGCCGAGCCGTTCCACTGAGTGCTATTCGTTTTAGTCAGCGTCGAACTGACGCCCGAGGTGGTGTTGGTGACGATGATGTTTCCGTTCCAGTTCGGGGCCGACGAAAACATCAAGAGCGTCGATGTCGTTTGCTGCCGAAAATACTGAAGCTGGCCGCCGAAGAAGAATGAATTCGTGAAATCGACTTCGAAAGTTATGCCCGCCGCGCCGGTCACGAGATTGCCGTTGAAGTGTCCCGACTTGCCTAGTAAGTCGCTGAAGCTGACCGGTAGCGCAGATTTACCGGCGAGCGCGATAACCCAGGCGTGATTGAACGAGAGAGGAAGCGATAGGCCGAGTTCGGTCGCGACTTGCGAGCCCGAGAGCGGAGGCGACGACGGGAGTGTCATTTCGATTCCACCAGCGCGCGCAGGCGCTTCACTTCCTTGGCGAGCTCGACGCACGCGGCAAGCGCGGCATTGCCGTATGCAACCGAGAGCATCCCGCTTGCCCCTTCAAGGACGGCTTCGGGCAGAACGTCGCGCAGCGATTGAGCGCCGACGCCGACGTGACGATCGGGCGATTCCGTATCGGTTCGTCGATACGTGCCCATCTTCACCGCGGCGAGCCGGTCGATGAAATCGGGCGGCAAGTCCTCCCATTCGCCCTTGATACGCTCGTCGGACGTAATCGTGACATTGGACGCCGTGACCGTCCCGTTCGTCGTGAAATTGCCGTTATCCTGCAACGTCGAGAAGATCGAGCCAGAGCCAGTCTCAAAATTCAGCTTCCAGCCGGTGCCGTCGCCGAATTTGATCGGCGCCGTGTTCGATGACGCGAGATTGGCGAAGGTGAGGCCCGCCGCGCCCGAGATAAGCAGGCTTGGCAAAGTGGAGAGCGACGCCGCCGACGGGTTCAGGATGCCGACATCGACCTCGGAAAGCCCGCTGTCGAGCGCGCCGGAGTCGAGCTGTAATGTGACCGTCGTCACACTGCCGAATGCCGACGCGGTAATCGTGCCGTACACCGTGCCCGCAGTCACAGACGCGCGCACGCGCCGACCGAAAGAATAGCGAGACGTGAGATTGCCCGGGACGGTGAACTGCGTTCCGTTGACGTACGTGGGCGTGTCACCCATGTTCAGCCATTCGGCGCCGCCCTGGAACCACGTCGCCACGTCGGCCATCATCTGGCGCGCGGAGTCATTCACCGTGCTCGGCGCCTGCCCTTCCTGCCAGTTGATGTTCGTGGCGGCCGTGGCGTTGTTCGCCGCTGTGGTTGACCACTGCCAAAGGCTCATTTCGGATCACCTATAATGAAAACCCCGCACGCGGCGGGGTTCGGAGAGTTCATGACACCAGACCAATGGCAGCGCCTTGCGGCTACCGCAATCGTCGCTTCAATTCCGTCCATTCGCTCATTGCTGAAAAGCCGCGCCGAGAAGGCCGGGCGCGAGGGGCGCAAGCCGGTTGGTTATCGCGTTGCCTACAGCCTGGGCCGCCGCTGGGCGGCTCATAAGAAGGCCTTGCACCGCGCGCTGGCCTAGTGGCGTGTACGCGAGAGCCGGGGCGCCAGCCGCATACGTCCACGGGCTGAGAAGCATCCCAGGGTGAGAAAAGATCGCCCCCAGCGCACCGGCTGTGCCAAGGCGGCCGGCGGTCCCGCTATCGGGGTACCCCTTACCGAGCACACCCATCGCGTCTTGCGAGAAGTCCTGCATGAGCGCATTTCCGGTTGCCGATGCGCCCTTCCCGGCCGACTTGTCTGCCGCACGCACCGCGCTTTGAAATTGAGCCGGAGAGAAGATCCCACCGTTGTTCATCGCTCCCTGAGAACCGGCCGCACCGCGCAATCGAACAAAGTTGGCCCACGCGGAATTCGCATTCGAGAGGCCCTGTACCGCGTCGGGCGCGTTGTAACGCGGCAGCGAGGCATCGATAGCATTCTTGATTTCTCCGACTGCGGCGCCGAGTTGGCGATTATCGAACGATGGGTCGCCGCTGTATCCGCGCACGATGCGAGAAAGCTCGCTTTGTACACCCTTGAGCGTCGGGCCGTCCATCCATCCTTGCGGCGACAGCTTTCCGAACACCTGCGTTTGCAGCACGTTTTTGAAGGTCTGCTGCTGTGCAGGCGGCAAGCCTTGAGCTAGACCGGCGAGATTACCGATATCAGCCTGAAACTGAGGATCCGTCGCTCGGAAATTCATGTTGGAGAGCGCGTTATCGTAGGCGTCCCCGATCGTGCGCCGCACCGCGTCGATGCCTTCTTGCCCAACCGGGCCGCTGTATTTCTGCCCGAGCGGCGCGAGAACTTGGTCGTAGGCCGCTTTGTTGAAAGACTGCACGCCGCGCTGCTGTGCGCCTTTGATGAGATCGCCGATGAGCGGCAGGCTCGTCATTTTGTTCTCAAGCGTTTGCCATCCACCACCGAGTATCTGCCCCGGCGTCATCGTGATTCCAGCATCGGCGAGGCGCTGGCGAATCGGGTCGGTGACACCCGACAGCATGTTTCCGAGGCCCGAGACTATTGGCGTGGCGAGGCCGCCTACAGCCGCATTGGTGCCGATCTGATTTAGCTTCTGCTGCCAGAAATTGTTTCCGGGGTTATCTACCGACGATACAGCGCCGTTTGCAGCACCGAGTGACGCCCCAGTGGCAGCTTTGCCGAGCAGTCCCATCCCGCCGACTTCTGGCGCGGCAAACGCAAGCGGCGCAGTCGCCGCCGCCATGCCGCCGATATTTCCCGCGCCCGCGGCGATCGGGTGCGCTGCGGAATATGGTGCGTATTGGGCATTCGTGCTCGCGATGCCGCGCTGCGCATCATTCGCAAGGGCATTGCCGAGCGGCCGCATACCGGCCAGCATCGCCGCCCCCTCATCGCCAGGCATCACGTCAGGCGTCGCCGCTGCCGAGGGAGAGATTGCTTGAATGCCGCGCCCGAGCAGTTGCTCAATACCTAGCACTGTCGAGCCGAAGCCGTGGCCTAGGCCAGCGCCGAGAGACGCCAGCATACCTGGTTGGGGTTGGGCAGCGGCTTGCGGCGCGGGTGTCGTGGCGGCGGGAGTGGGAGCCGACGCCGGCGCGGCGCCGAGATATGAATCGAACGTCTGCCCCGATGCAGACGCGACCGGTGCGCTGAGGTAATCGTCGAAGGCGCTCATTTGAGCATCCCGGCATTGAACAGCGTTTGGAAGGCCGGCCGCAGCGCCGGGTTGGCTTTCACCGCCGCCTGCACCGCCGCCTGCTGCTGCGTCCCATTCATTTGCAGGATGGGCATCACGATCGGCATCATCTCGGGCTTCACGGTGTTATGGAACTGCGCGTTCAGCGTCGTGTAGGCCTTCTGGTCCCCGCTTTGGAATGCCGGCGTCATGAGCTGAGTTTCGAGGTGCCGATAGTCCAAGTTGTTGAGCTGCATCCCCAAGCCGTGAAGCTTCGTATCGAGAGGCTTGTCCGATGAAGGAACCATACTGTCGACGGTTCCTTTCGAGGCGTCAGTGCCGGCCGACAGTGCGTTGTACTGATTCGAGACAAACGTCGCATGAGCTTTGTCATACGATGCGACGTTGCTATCCCAATTGTGGGCGCCCTCGGGCAGCTTGCTCAGCCCGGAATCGATCGGGCCGAACTGCTTGGCGAGCGCGATCATGTCGTTAAGCGCGCCACGCGACTGCTGATAACTTGCGTCTGAGTCAGCAAGCGCCTTGTACGAATCGGCCATCTGCTTGCTCGATGCCGTTTGCGCGGCATTCGTCGCGGGCGTGTATCCAACTGGCGGCTGTGCCGCCATCGGCCCGGTGCGCGTCGGCGCTGGCGCGGATTGGCCGCCACCGCCGATCGCATTGCGCCATCCCGGCGTTTCGGTATCGAACAGCGCCGGCAGGATGCGCGCGCGCGTCGCCGGATCGGCGAGATTGATGGGCTGATTGGCCGGAACGCCGGAGGCCGCTGCCATTGCAGCCGCTTTAGCGGCCGGATCGTTATTTCCGTCCCCCGCCGGCGCCCAACGGTTCGCAATACCGGCAATCGTGTTGATGCCGTACTTCGAGCCATAGGTCGCGAGAAGTTGATCGGCAGCGTTCACCCCGTCCTGCGGCGTGTCATACGTTGCGAACTGGCCGTTCGCCCCTTTGATGTTGCCGAAATTGTTGTTACGGATGCCGGTGGGAACCTGCGACGCGTCGTTGCCGTTGGCTGCGTCCGCGACGTTCGCAACCTTCTGATAGACAAAGCCGCCTTTGCCATCGTTTGCCGTCTTATCCCAAACCTGTTGCAGCTCATATTGAGCTTTGCCGCCTGCCTTTGCCGCGGCCATTCCAGACTCAACGGAAGTAGCGCCAGGAACCGGCACAACGCCCGTGAACTGGTTGTTCGCGTCAAACTGAGGCATGCCACCTTGAGGAACGGTCGGGAACCACGTCATTTTCCCGCTCGTGAGATCCTGAGAATACCCGCCCGGTCTGCCCGTTATCGTCGTCGCTCTTGCAATCCCACCTGCATTGGCCGCTTGGATTTGCTGCGGCGTCCAGCCGGCCTGCGTACCCATCTTCGTGATATCAGTCGGAAGTGACGCCTGCAGCGTCGGATCGTATTTGAACGCCGCATCGATCATGGCGTTACCAGAGCCCGGCGATAGCAGGTTCCACATTTGGCCTTCATGGAACATTTGCGCGGGCGTCTTGCCCATGAGCATCGCGCCGCTGGGAGCTGTCGCGGGGAATGCTGCGCTGGCAGATGCGGCCGAAGCCGCAGGCGTCGGGCTGAAGCCGCCCATGCCGGCGGACAGACCCGAGAGAGGCCCGACGTTGGCCGACCCCGACACCGGAGCCATCGGCTGCGATGCGGAAGTCGGCGCGCTCATACCTTGGGGCTGCGGCGCGGCGCCGCCCTGATCGCCCATCAGGCCTTGGAGCATCTTCATCTGCATTAAACCGCGCTGCATCTGCAAAGCGTTGTTGAAGCCCTCGCCCATGCCTTGCAGCCCCATGCCGAGCGCCTGCCCGTTGGAGATCGGGAGACGCGAAGGGCCGGATGCTTGCAGCAGGCCGCCGGCCATGCCGAGCAACCCCGCCGTTTGCGGGTTGGCGAGCATGCCCATCAAACCCCCGCCACCCATCGGCGAACCGTAGAGATCGGACATTTCACATACCTCCGCGCATGGCGAGCATTTGCGAGAGCGGCGACACTTGCGCGCCCGCGCCGCCGAAAGTCGCATAAGACATTGATGGTCCGAGCGGAGGCGATGCGCCGCGCATCACCGGATTGCCAAACGCCAATTGAGGTGATGGTCCGACGCTCTGCTGCTGATGCTGTTGACCTTGTTGCATCAAGCCAAGACCCTGCTGAAGTATCTGCGGATTGATGGCGCCGGCGCTCATTGGCGCGCTAAACGGATACGCCATCGACGTGCCGCCGAACGCCGACATATACGGGTTCGAGCTCGCGAGCGTAGGCGCTGCGGCGCCAGGCATAGCGCCACCCATGCCGGAGCCAACGCCGAAGAGCGGCCCGCTTCCGTCGATGCCAGAAGGCCCCAGCGATGCCCCAGACGATCCGCTGCCGAACATATTGCCTAGACCAGAACCGGAGCCCCCGAAAGCACCGGATGCAAATCCGCCAGCCATCATCGGGGCAACCACGTCGGCCGCTGCATTAATCCCGTGAAACATGTTCAAGCCGCTCGCGGCGCCGGGGTTGTTTTGGTACATATCGTTCCAGGAGCTCGACGTGAAATTTCCCGTAGGGCTGAGCAATGCGCCGCCGGGGCGATTGTTAAGCAGACCGCCGATCGCAGGATCGAAGCCGGGAACACCAAGGGCGGCCCCAGCCGCCTGCCATGGATGGCGCCCGATCTCGCCTGCCGTCGCGCCTATGAAGTCGCCGATGTTTCCGAAAAGTCCCATGACGATCTCCTAGAGCATTCCAAGCAAGCCGCCGCCGATCGCGCCGATGCCTGTACCCCACGGCCCGAACATGCTCCCCAGCGCTGCGCCGCCCATCGCGCCGCCCATGCCACCCGCAAGCTGATTCTGGTAATACGGCTGCGTCGTGCTCGACTGACCGCCGTACTGCCCCTGGATGAGATTCGAGAAGTTGTTGAGCAGTTGCCACGGCGCGTTGATTTGCGACTGCTGCAAAGCCTGCTGATTGCCGCCCATGTTGTATTCGTTCGTCAGCGCGCCATTGATCGAGTTGGTGATATTCGGCGCGTTCATGGAACCGGCTAGCTGCTGCTGGGCCGCCGTGTTGTAGTTGCTCGACAGTCCTTGAGCACCCTGTAGCATGTTCCCAAGGTTCGTCTGATACATGCTGTTCACGAGGCCTGCATCGGTATTGCCGAGTTGAGTCGCGAGATCCTGCTGATTCTGGCTAACCGCGTTGCCGTAGGCCCCCGATCCATAGCGCCCAGCCGCCTCGAACGCGCTGGCCGTCTGCGGCGCCGTCGCCGTCTGGTACGAGCGCGTGATCGCGTTGTTGGCCGCGTCCAATGCCCCCGCCTCGTACGGATTGTTCAGCATCGATCCGTTTGCGAATTGAGAGAAGGCTGTATTGCCCGGATTTGCGTGTAGGTACGAGCCGCCGAGCAAGTTCGTCGTGTAGTTACCGGCCGCGTTGTTGACCGCCGGAGACAGCCCAAGATTCGTTGCATTCGCGATGTTTTGCGTCTGTCCCATCGCCGATTGCTGCATCGGCGTGAATCCGGCCACCGACGACGCAGGGTTGCCGGAGAACTGGTTAAACGCGTTCTGCGCGCCTTGGAATACGTTCGCCAGATACGGCTGTTGGCCGGACCAAGGATCGCTCTTGGTTACGGTCGTCGTGTTGCCACCGCCGCCGCTACTCATAGCCGTTTCTCCAAATAAACATGGGTCATGTCGTAATCGCTAAGAAGGCGGCTCCATCCGGGGCGCGCGCACAGTTCCATCGCCGCGCACCCGTTATCGCGAGCCCATGCCTCGATCGTTGCGAGGCCCGTGCGGTACCATTCGTCGCGGTTTCGGCCGGTGACGATGCGAAGGTTGCAAACGCGTTGCTTGGGGTAGTTCGAAAGGCGCGTGACGCACACGGCGAAGGCCGTCGGCGTGTTCCAAATCCAGAGCTGGTCGTCTCGTTCAAGCAGCCCGAGTCGAATGTCGTTCTCGTCGAACTTGCCGCGGCTGCTTTTGCAGGCCTCGGCAATCCACGGACGAACGTCGTCCCACACCTCATCGACAAGGTGTGCCGGGATGCCTTGGAGCATGGGTTATCCGATCAGAAGGACGTTGAATGTGCGATCGCTCTGCGCGTTGTTCGCGTGCGCGAGCGTCGCCGTGCCATTGGCTTGCGATGACACATAAAGACCGCCGAGCGCGGCGGCCGCGTTGGCCGTCATCGGCTGAAATCCGAAATAGGTAGAGCCGCCGATGCGCTCGTCCGTAACCGTTGTCGTTGCCGAATTGGCCGCAAGCGTCACCTGAACGACGGCATTGAGCTTGCCGCTCATCGAAAGATTGGCTGTATGCGCGATCTTGCGGCGATGCTCTTTCTCGTTCGGCCAGTATTCGGGTGCGGTCGGATAACCCTTCGTCGTCATCTGCGCCCCGTCGCGGTTACGGCGTGCTGCGGAATCTCGACGCCTTGCAGATGGTTGAAACTCCCCGTCGTCTGAATGCGAGCGCGCAGGTAGCGCCCATCGACGCGCGTCGGGCACTCGCCCGAGACGTTGATCGAGCTCGCCGTCGAAAATGTCGGGGCATCGACGAGGCGATTGCGAGAGCCAATTTGGACGGTCGGAGAGCCGCCGTCAATCATGGGCCGCACGGCTGATAGAAAGGCGCGCTGCCCCGTCTCACCGAACGGTTCAAGCTCGACCGTATCGGCCGTCGCATTGGCCGGCGAGCCGGTGAAGTACGCAAGTTGATGCGTCGGCGTGAATGCGCCCATCAGCACTTGGCCGCCCGTCCATACCCGTGAGTCGAGCGAAAACGGCAGCGTGTCGAGGTTGTAGATTCCGCCCGCGTAGTTGTTCAGCGATTCAAGCGAATAGCCCTGCGTGATCGCGCGGAAAATGTACTCGGCGCTGACCTGCGCGAAGCCCCATTTGTTGAGCGCCCAATTGAATACGAGCAGCGAATCGGAGATGCCGCCCGAGGCCGTATTCGACGGATACAGCCACATGACGAGACGGTTGATCGGATCGACGGCGCCCACCACGTTCGCCAGATACGATTCGTTCACGCTCGCCCAAAACGTCTTATCGACGCGATCGACGCCGATCGGGATCGACGTAGCGCCGTCGAACGCATAAAAACCGTCTTCGCCCAGGTAATAGACCATGGCGCCGAGCTGCGCGATGCTCTTGGGCGCCGGCGTGCCGCGCGCGCCTTCCGCCGGGGTGAATGCGAAGATCGTTGGAGAGCCTTCCCATACGATGCGCCATATCGCGCGCTCGAAGAAAACCGCGCCATCGGCGTTGCCCAGGTTGCCCACGAGCCCCTGCATCCATCCCTGATCGCCTGGAATGATCTGCGAGCCGGCGAGCAACTGCGCCTCAGTCACGCTGCCTGCGGTCGGCCATGTCGTCGGATCGTCGATCGCGCACCACTGCAAGCGCTGCGGCTGCTCGCCGTTCGTGCCGTCAAACGTGCTTCCGACCATCACAAAATCCTTGATCGTCGCGATATAGCGCGCTTGCGGCGCCGCCGCGGCGAGATCGGCAAAAGCGGTGCTTGAACCTAGCGTGAACGTTTGGAGGTTCTGCCCCTGTGCTGCAGCGATGACGCGCTGCCCGTACTGCGTGAAATTCCAGCGCTCACCCGCGGCGACGGAATAGCCGCCCACCTTGCTTACGTTGGAGAACGCAGTGTTGCCCGGCGCCAACTCCCATAGCTTCGACGCATCACCGGCGAAAACGTAGTTATTGCCGCCCGAGTCGATCGCTGTGATTGCTCCGAGGCACTGAGAGCCTAGCCCCCCACTGCTGAACTGCGCGAGCGTGCCCACCGGACCCCACGACTCTTTCGTGCGCGGAAACAAGTTCACGATGTTCGAGGACGCGCCGGCCGAGTTGTTCGGCGGCAGATCCGGGGCGTAATCGGCGATAGGAAGTTTCACGCGGCCACCATCGCGAAAGCCGAACCAGATTGTTCCTCGGCACGATCGGCCATCAGGAACGCCGCGAGTTGCGTGTCGTAGTCAGCCTGCCACCACTGCATGGCCTGCTGATCCTTGTTGAATAAGGCGATGCCGAGATTGCACGCAGCGAGAAGAATCAGCGGGATATACGAGGTCATCCACGTAACGGTGTTTGTCACCGTCAACTGCGGGAACTGCTGCCAATAAATTCCCGTGATTGCGTAGTTCCCATCCGGCGCCGGGCCGAACACGAAGTTTTGACCGTCCCGCGCGACATACTGAGGCGATCCGCCCGCCCCACGATACGAGAACTGCGTGTAGATGAATTCGGCGTTTCTGCGTTCGAGCTCGAACGTCGAGCCATCTAGCGAAACGAGCATGTACTTCAGGCCGCGATACCCGGTAGGAAGCGGGACGACCCCAGACGAATTGATCGTCGTGTTGATCGTCGTTTCCATCGGCTTGACGCCCACGCCTTTATTACGCGTGAAAATGTCGTTGTAGATGGTCTGCTCGGCGCGCTGAATGAAGTAGTCGATGTAGTTCGCAATATCCGATCGAGCATTCCAGTCCTGAACCGCCTGTTTAAGAGAGGCGTAGTCATAAATCCCCGCTACGCCTGCCGGATAAGCCGGATTGAGCGGCTGAACGAAGTTCGTCATCAGACGCCCCTCAGCAGGTAGAAGGTGAACGTCAGCGAACTCCAATCAGGCATGCCGAGTTGCTGGATTTCGTCAGCCACGCTCACGGTGTCCTCGAAATCGCGGCCTGCAAAGAAGCCGTACGGAATAACGTTGATGAGCAGATCGCCGACCTGAAGGCCTGGGATCGAGATCCCGCCGGCGGCAGTCGCGCCCGCTGCCGTGGCCTTTACGATCGTCGCCGATGCGGCCGTGTAGGTGCTCATCGCATTCTCCGAGCGCGGATGAATCCGTTGCAGGTCATCGTGCTTGTCGCGAAAGATGCGGCGCCCACGAGAAAGACAGTCGTCGTCGAGGCAAGCGAAAAGCGCGTGACGGGCGCGGATTGGTAGCTCGCGGTTCCCGCACCCACGGACAGGCCGAACGTCTGCTGGACATTCAGGAACGAGCCTGTGATCGTTTGATAGGTCGCGGACGTAGTATTGAGGCCAGTCGTATAGCCGCT